TGCCACGTGAAGATGACAGATATCTTTCTGTAAGTGGCCATCTTTTTAGTAACTACGAAGAAATGCAAATATTTTCAAATGCATTATGTGATGACTGGTCATTACAATCTTTTGATTTGCGTTTTGAGTATGAAAAGAAAGTATATTATGTTCTGTCTAAAATGATAGGAAGAAAGTTAGACTGTATCAACAGCGGTCTTAGTAATTGAAATATCACTTAGATTATTACAATTAGTTATTGGACAAACAAAGCCTACTTCAGGCAAGTTCCATTCAGCATCTGATATGTTGCCAAAATTCATTGCACCACACCAACTGCTATACATATCACCATTAGCATCTATGTTTAAACTTTCAAATCCTAAATGACATCTCATGCCGTAGAACTGATTTAATCCTTCATTTATAATCTGATGATTTTGCACATACCTAGCAGTTCCATCATCATATAAAAACTCTGTCATATATGTTTTAGGATCAGGCGCATTTCTCTGCACGAAGTTTTCTTGAGATTGCACACTTTCTTGCGGCTTAATGCCTGGTCTACTTAACACTTCCAACTCACTGTCAGTGTATTCCCAATATGTTTCCTGCTTACTACGAGCGCCTAGTAACTTCTTATACATGGTTTTAACACATATACTAACACTATCATACCTATTACGATTACAGTCTTTAAACAAGCCTCTAATCTCTTCTACTAACACGCCTAATTCGTCGACTGTGCCGCCTATACCGGCAATGTTGATATCTACATGCACAAAGTCCTTAATTTCGTTTAAAACCGCTTTAAAATGCTCTTTATCTTGACTTAAAGGATGGTATGTGTATACAATCGAGTCTAAGTAATACTTTGCTTTAGACCACCAATTAACTGTTCTGCCGCCATTTGTAAACACTAACGATCTTGATCCGCTTTCTCGTATAGTTCGTATAATGTCTTCAAATCCAGGTATTACAGTTACTTCTCCCCCTATTAATTCATAGTCTAAGACTTTGTTTAAGGTCTTGTAGTGTGTGTCTAGGCGTTTTATAGTGTCAATGTATACCTCTGTATTAAACCAAGGTTTAGAGCCATCGTGTAGTATCGGTGGACAATATTCACACTGATAATTGCATGGATTTCCCATGTTCCATTGAACTCTTAGTGTATTATTTGTGCTTCTGGCGTGTGGGCCTCTTACAGATAGTAATTTAGCCACATCTACGGAACCTTAACTGTTCCGGAACCTGGTGATACAGCATGGCCGCATGTTGCAATCGTTCCTTGTTTACATACCATTTTGTTATCTGCAAAAACAGTAGTAGAATAATTTGATGTTAATGTTGGTGCTGAATGCGGAGAATCTCCATGACCAGCAATCTTATCATTTTCAAATGACACTCTTTTTCCATCTGCTATGACTGTGGATGAACCTGGCCCAGTGATAATTCCCTGTGCTGTGTCTGTTGATACTCTTGCTATTCCTGGCATATTAGTATTTATCTAATACTAATCTTCTGGTTGATTGCCTTCAATAATATTAGTATAATCAGTTGCACTTTGTGGAAGTGTATTTACCATGGATTGGATTTGTGTGGTCTTAACCATTACTTCTTCTGATGCACCTGTAAAAATATAAGGAATAAGTGCTAGTTCATCATCGTTAATAACAATAACTCTAGGTTCGCCTAAATTTACAAGTTCGTTCTTTTCATCAACAGCAAGTAGAGTTGCAATAATTTCAACTCCGTTGGCTAGTTTTATAGATTTTATTTTGCCTAAGTCTTCTTTTAAGTTATACATGTTAGTATTTATAAATGCTTGAATTGTTATAGGTTATAAACTGAAACCTTTAAATGTGTCTTTCTCCACATCTTGTTTAGTTCCGCCGATAACATAAGAACTAATTTCAGTCTCTTGTGGTGCTACTTGAACACTACCTCCTGCAATCCATTGTTGAGTCCAAGGAAGAGGATTTGTGCCTGTGTTAAATATTTTTTCTTGTCCTACGGCGTGCATTCTTTTACCAGCAATGTATTCTACATACTGTTTAAGCAACTCAGCATTAAGGCCAATTATACTTCCGTCTTTAAACAAATATTCTGCCCATGCTTTTTCTTGCTCCACTGCATCTAAAAACATCTGTGTGCATTCTGCATAAGTTTCTTCTTTTATCTTAGCAAAGTCTTTATCTTCTTGTGGTAATAATTTTAACATTTGCTGTGTGCTGGCTAAATGCACGTTTTCATCACGTGCAATAAGTTTAATAATTTTTGCATTACCTTCCATTTTCTTAAGTTCAGCAAATGCCCAACTACAAGCAAATGACACATAGAAACGAACACCTTCTAAAATATTTACACTCATTAAACATAACCAAATTGCTTTCTTATGTTCATATTCGCTGTATGACTTATATCCTTTATTTCTAAGTTCGTTTAATTCTATCAATTCATCATATTTTTTAGTAATGCTATCTGCACAATTTACAATTTCATCCATTTCTAACATATCGTCAAACACTTTACTAGGATTTGAATATATGTTTCTAATGATATGTGAATAACTCCTACTATGGATTGTTTCACTAAACGCCCACGTTTCGATCCATGCTTCTACTTCAGGTAAACTTACTATAGGCAAAAAAGCAAGATTAGGTGAGCGACCTTGGACACTATCTAGTAGTATCTGTCTTTTTAGGTTACTAGTAAAAATGTGCTGTTCAAAATCAGTAAGATTTTTAAAATCAGTAGCATCTTTGATAATATCGACTTCTTCAGGTCTCCAAAAAAATCCTAACTGTTTGTCTGTAAGTTTTTCAAATTGTTTATATTTGAGAATATCGAATCTCTGCACACCTAGGCCACCATTTTCGTCAAGAAACATGTTTGCTTTAGTATGATCGGATTTATTTTTTACGTCTAATACACTCAATTTTTTTCTTTTACTCAAATTTTACAACTCTCACAGTCTTCATCATCTACAATCTCTGTAGAGACAAACATTGGTTGATCTACTTTTTCTTTGTTAATATCTATTTCGCCTTGGCCATCAAATGTGTTATTATAATATAGTTGTTTTCCACCATACTTATAAAAGTTAATAATATCGCCAAGCAACACGCTCATCGGAACTCTTTCTTCATCGTAGTGCTCCGGATTGTATGATGTATTTACCGAAATGCCTTGGTCAATATATTTTTGTAATACAGCCATAATTTTTAAATAACCTTCTGGCGACTTTTGGTCCCACAGTAGATCATATTTATTTTTTAATCTTGGGTAACCCGGCACTACTTGTTTTAACACACCATGTTTACTTTGCTTGATGCTAACATAACTACGTGGTGGTTCAATACCATTTGTGCTGTTACTAATCTGTGCTGATGTTTCAGCAGGCATAAGTGCCATCAGTGTAGAGTTACGAATGCCTGTTTCTTTAAGTTGCTTACGCAATCCTTTCCAATTCATACGTTCTTTATTTTTAACTAATTCGTCAACATCTTTTTTATATGTTTGGTTAGGTGTAATACCGTGTCCGTATTTAGTTTCCATTACACCTGGAATAGCACCTTTCTCAATAGCCAAATCTGCACTTGCTTTTATAAGGCCATAACTCCATGCTTCTGTCCATTTGTCGATAAGTTCTAAATTAGGTTGTTGATATGTGCTATCATGTTTAGCCATCCAATATGCAAAATTAATTATACCTACACCTAGTGGACGTCTTTTCATTGTGCTAAGTTCTGCCGCTAATACAGGATAACTCTGATAATCTAATAACTCATCTAATGCTCTTACAGCCAAGTTACATACTTTTTGCATCTCATCTAAATCTTTTATTACACCCCAATTAACCGCAGATAATGTGCAAAGCGAAATTTCACCTTCTTCATCATTAATATGCGAAAGCGGTTTAGTCGGTAAATTAATTTCACAGCATAAGTTACTTTGTCTAATAGGTGCTACTTTCTCAATAAATGCGCCATGTGTATTTGCGTGGTCAACATTCATTAAATAAATTCTACCTGTGTCTTTTCTTTCTGTTACAAACGAACTAAACAATTCAATAGCAGGAATAGACTTTTTCCTAATACTTGTTTTACGTTCTGCCGCTTCATATAATTCTTTAAATTTATCTTGGTTGGTAAAGAATGAATCATATAAACCAGGAACATCTTTAGGCGAGAACAAT